GGACAACCTTCTCACGGAGCCAGGTTAGGCGTCCGGCATTCTTGCGACCTTCTGAGTCCGTAGCGTACCAACGCAGCGCTTCGAGCAGCAGCTGCAACTCGTCAGGATTCAGAGGTTCGTAGTGTTCGTAGCTTTGGGGCCTCTCCATTACGGCGACCTTTGGGATGAGTGGCATTTTAGCCCGTGTTGACGCTTCCCCAATATACACTGTATATTGTAGAGAGAACGGAGCGGTGAGAATTCTCACTGAGAATCCGTTCCAACAACCCCAAACCCTATCAGCTTATGTCTGATCTCAAAACACTCACCATCAAGGTCTCAGCAGCCGACCATAAAAAGCTGAAAGCTATCGCAGCTAGCGAAGGTCGTCGCCTTGATGACCTTTCACAGATCATCTACGCATATGGTCTTGACCTGTTCTATTGCGAAACCTCTGTTTCGATTAAGAAAGAACCGCATGAGTACACAGAAAAAGAAACCCTACAGCTAGCCAAAAACAAAGAGCTTGAAGCCTCTGAAGGTTGGATTGCCCTTAACTGCGAGCAACGTAAAGAGCGCGGCTATGAGTACGTCGATAAGTTCATCAGAAACCACGAACGAGACGATTCCGGTCAACCCGTGGATCGCTTGATTGAACCCATCGCTGAACGCATCAAAGCTTTCGCTACTGACTGATGAACTCCAAAGATGAACAACAAAGCATTCGCAAAGACGCGCTATCTCGGATCAAGTCCCTTCGTTCAGAAGGTCTTGACCGTAAAGAGATCGTTTCGATTCTGTCCT